TGAGGCCGAGCGGCTGACGACCCGCATCCGCCTGCGCCTGGACGCGATCGCGGACAACTACGTCGCGGTGATGCCCCTGATCCGGGAGGCGATCGAGCGTCAGGCGTGGTCGGTCCTGGGCTACTCCGGGGTCAGCGAGTACGTGTCGGAGTGCTTCGGCGACGCGCTGACCCAGCTCGGGGTCGAGGTGCGGCGCGAGGTGGTCCGCGAGCTGACCGCCGCAGGGATGAGCACCAGGGCGATCGCGCCGGTCGTCGGCGTCTCGAACTACACGGTCCATTCGGACCAGCAGTCAGGTGTTAGGGACCTAACACCTGCCCCCCTTCCCGCCCCCACCTTCGTCTCCGCGACCGACGCGCTCGCCGGGATCCCTGACCCCAAGGTCGACCCGGAGGGCGCTCTGGCGGCGGTCCTCTCCCGCGGGACGTTCGCAGACCCTGCAGAGATCGACGGCGACGAAGGTGCTGACGTCGCCGAGTCCCCGCTCCCTCCGCCCGCCGATCCGCCGGGACCGGTCGACGTGACGGGCATCGACGGGAAGACCTACAAGCGCCCGACGCCACCTCCGAAGCCGGCTTCGGACCTCAAGCCGATCCGTCGCAGCCCGTTGCCCGACTCGTACTTCCGCGCCAGCAACAACCTCGCCCGCAGCGCAGAGTCCATCACCAAGCTCACCGACGACGACCGGTATCCAGCCAACCGCAAGACCATCACGGTCCGCGAGGGCTCCGAGATGCTCCGCTCCCTCGTCAAGGTCGCGCGCGTAGTGGCCGAGCTGGATGCCGACTACCTGGCCGCCGACGAACGGACCCGCTCGTGGTGGCTCCGGGAGCTCGACAACGTAACGGCCGAGCTGCACACCTTCCGCACCACGCTCAACGACAAGGAGTCTTCATGACCACCGATCCCCGCCCGTTCCCGACCGCCGAGCAGATCGAGCAGGGCCGCGCTCTGCTGCGGTCTTCGAAGTTCGACCTCTCGGAGCCGCGCCTCGACTACCTGACCGCGAAGCACCTGATCATCGCGATCCTCGCCATGGTCCCCGACGACGAGTTCGAGGACGCACTGGAAATCACGACCAGCGAGGACGGCATCACGGTCGCGAAGGCGCCCGAGGGCGACATCGGCTACGGCATCGGGTGCACGACTGCGATCGACGCGGACGGCGAGCGCCCCGTCATGGCGAACTACCGGGAGCACGCCGCCGAGCAGGCCCTCGACCTGGAGGCCGTGCACCGGGTCGAGGTCGCGCACTGGGCCAACGGCGGCGCGCCCGCCCGAAAGCACATGCGGACCCTCAAGGAGTTCTACGCCGAGAACGGCCAGCAGGAGACCCCGCAGCCGCGCCTCAAGTCCGTCGACAGGCTCATCGACGAGCAGCTCCGAGCCGAACTTTCCGAGGTCTTCGCGAAGGACGTCATCCAGGGTCGGGTGATCCACAACGTCGAGACGGACATGTTCGTCGCCTCCAACGTGGCGACGGACGCCGACCGAGCCGACGCCGCTGCCGCCTACGCCCGGATGTTGGCTGCGAAGGATGCCCTGGGCGGTGCCGAGTGAGTCGCCAGCGCGCGCTCGGCGCCACCACGGCAACAGCCGTGGTCTTCGGAGCCGTCATCGTCGTCGTCGCGCTCGTCATCGGCATCTGGGCGCTGCGGGTCGCGACCGCGGAGCCGAAGGGCCGCGGGGACGCCGTCATCGAGAAGAACTCGGCGGCCAACTGGACCAAGGCCCAGGCCAGGTTCGAGGAGCTGTACGCCGAGATCGTCGCGACCGACCGCAAGGTCACCCTCGCGCACGACCTCCTCGCCACCGACCCGGGCAACCGCACGGCCCGCGACACCTACGTCGGCACCCGCAACGTCTGCCTGTCCTTCGTCGCCGACTACAACGCCGCCGCACGGACCTACCTGGCCGCCGACTTCCGGGCAGCCGACCTGCCCGGCCAGATCACCGACACCGATCCCACCACCGACTGCAAGGAGTAGTCCCCGATGAAGATCCTCACCAAGACCGCGGCCGCCACCATGGCGGCCGTTCTGCTCCTCGGCACCGCCGCGTGCACCAGCAGCGAGTACGACGACCGCAAGAAGGCCCAGAGCGCGGCCCTCAAGAACTCGCTGGAGCAGGCCAACCTCAAGGAGAAGCTCGACCGCGAGAACGACTCCGAGGCGATCCGCTACGTCTACCTGATCTCGTTCGCCAAGCCCATCGGCTACTACGTCATCAAGGGCAAGGTGTCCTCGTCCGGCTCCCAGCTCGCGCCCGAGCAGGATCTGATCCGGAAGTCCGGCGAGGACTACGTGCTCGACTCGGCTCAGGACGACGGCACGTTCGGGTCCGGCGATCCCGGGATCTTCTTCTTCCTCGGCGACGGCACGATGGTCTCCACGACCCTCGACTACATCGAGTCCGACGCGCCCCTGCCGATCGACGTCCCCCGGCTGGGTGGCGAGAAGTGATCGTCGTCCTGACCTCACTCGCTGGCGCCTTCATCTTCGTCTTCGCCATGCGTCAGGCGGAGCGGTCGCCGAACTGGCCGACTCAGCTCGGCTGGGTGGTGGTGGCGCTGTTCGTGCCGGTCGTCTATGTGGTGGTCCGGCTGGCCGCTCGCCCGGACTACCTGGTGGTGGTCGTCCGATGATGCCGCCCGAGGAACTGCAGCGCGCAGCCGCCCAGGTGCGCCGGGCCGGGGGCGGCACAGCGTGGTCGACCGGGCTGGCCGTGGCCGTCGCCGCTTGGCTGGAGACCGAGGCCGGCCTCCGGCTGCTGAACAGGTACGTGAGCGTGAGGTACGCCCTACCCCTGACCCCGAACGCCGACATGGTGGCGCGCGAGATCCTCGCCGGCACCGTTGCTGCAGCGGGGCCCGAGGTGGACCGGGTCGGCTTCCGGCTCGAGACCATGGACGGAGTCCTGGACCTGGCCGACGTCTGTTGGCAGCAGGTCGAGGACGACGGGTACATCACCGGCCTCACGGCGGCCGTCGCGCCAGAAGGGCTCCTGGTCAAGCCCGAGCACGCTGGCCGCGCGTTCGCTGACAGCGAGGACCACTACTTCGAGCTCATCGACGGCGGCGTGACCTGGCGCCCCCGTAAGGCCGACCTGGCGGTCGCAGAGATGCGTGAGCAGCGCGAGCGGCGGCTCTGCGATCCCTACTACGTCCCCGGCGGTGGCTCATGACCACGATCCCCTGCCCGAGCTGGTGTGTTCTCGGCGACGAGTGCGAGGGCTACCACCAGTCGGCGCCGGTCGCCGCGCCGTTGCCGATGACCACGGGCCAGGAGTTCGGCGACGCGCTGGTGGTCACGGTGGGCCACCTCGAAGCAGAGGACTTCCCGCCGGAGATCGTCGTCTCACCCCAGGGCGACATCCAGGGTGGCGGGGACAGCCTCTCGCTGCGCATCAACGAGGTTCGCACGCTGATCGCCGCCCTGGACGACGCGTTGTTCGTCCTGGGTGAGGTCACCGAGCAGACCCGCGCGCGGCAGCAGGTCGCCGACCTGGAAGCGAAGGCCGAAGAGGCGAAGGACGCGTGGCTGCAGGCGTGCGATGACGCCGGCCAGTTCGCCCTCCGGGTCGAGGAGCTGGAAGAGCAGGGCGAGAAGGTGGCGGATCTCGAGCGGCGTCTGGACCTCATCCAGAGCATCGCGCTCGGAGGTCAGGCGCCTAGCAGCGAGGAGTCGCCGTGACCCTCATCCCCAAGGCCGTCCGCCGCCTCCTGGGCTGCTGGTGGCCACCCCGACGCTGGGAGACCGCATGACGACGTTCGAGGAGATGTCCGCCTGGCGCGAGGACCGTGCGTGGGGCCAGGGCGTGCTCAACGACCGGATCGGCAAGCTGCTCGACGCGCTCGAGGCCGCGCTGACGTCGGGGCAACGCGTCGAGCGGTGTCACTGCGGTGACCCGGTCGTCTTCGGGTACGACGGCGACCCGACGCATCACCGTGGCATGTGCGCCCGCTGCGACGCGGCCCGCTGCGACGCGGACCCGGGGGCGTGCGGAAGGCCGACCGCATGAACCCGCTCGAGCCCAGCGCCTGGATGGACGACCCCGGCCAGGAGCCCGCCGCGGTGGTCGACATCCACGCGATCTGCCCGAACTGCGCCGGCCCCGTCCAGAACCCCACCCCGGTGCTCATCAGGGCACCCCACGTAGCGGAGGCGCTGTGCGTCTGCGCGCTCGGCCACACGTGGATCACCAAGTACAACCCCGACAACGGAAGCGAGGCAGCCTGATGCCCAACCAGCCCGACCAGGGCACCCACGACGAGCGACTCCAGGGCCAGGCAGCGACCCTCGGCGATCTCTTCGTAGAGCTGGCTCACACCTTCAGGACCCAGGCGGTTGCCGGCGACAGCCGGGACATCAGCGCACTGGGCGTCCTGTCCTGCGATGCGCTCGAATCGACCGATCCACTGACGGTCCTCCAGGCCCAGACCCACCTCCTGCGCGCCGCGACGAGGCTGCTGTTCCAGTACGGCGACGAGCTCGGCCGGGGCGAGGACTGATGGGGCGATCGCGGGACCGCGCGGTCATCAAGCTCTCGATCTGGGCCGACCACGAATGGCGCGAACTGTCCCCGATGGCGCGCTACCTGTACCTCGCGCTGCTCACCTCGTCCTCCCTGAGCCACTGCGGGGTGGCGGACTGGCGGCCCAACCGGCTCGCCGCGATCGTCGGCCTGACTATCGAGCAGGTCGAGCAGGCCGGCCGGGAGATGGTCGCGTCCCGGCACCTCGTCATCGACGCGGCAACGGAGGAGGCGCTGATCCGTTCGTTCGTGCGCAACGACGGTCTGATGAAGCAGCCGAACATGGCCGTGGCGATGGCGAAGGCGTATGCGGCGACGGCATCTGCGGCGATCCGCGGCGTGGTGGTGCACGAGATGAACCGGTTGCGGGCCGACTTCCCCGACCTGGCTGGGTGGGCGAAGCCGGAGGCCGTGGAACTCCTCGCTGGTGCGTCGATCGACCCTTCCACCTACCCCTTGGGGAACGGCTCCCCTGACCCTTCGCCCAACCCTTCGGGAAACCCTTCCCCCGACCCTTCGGGAAAGGGTCAGGCGAACCCTTCGGTAAAGGGGTGCCCCACTACTACTACTGCTACTACTACAAAACCCCCTGTGGTTGAGGGGGGTGTGGGGGGAGATGTTTCGCGACCCAAGGCCACCGGTCGCAAGCGACCGGCGCGCGCACTTCCAGACGACTGGCAGCCCAACGAGAAGCACGCCGACCTCGCTCGCGAACGTGGGCTCAACCTCGAACGCGAGTCCGCGCAGTTCCGTGACCACGCCGCCGCCAAGGACCGCCGCATGGTCGACTGGGACGCCGCCTTCCGCCAGTGGCTCAACAGCTCCTACGCCAAGCCCGACCCGGCAGCGCCTGCGACCGGCAAGGCCGCCTCGCGTCTCCCCCGCGCTGACGAACTCGAACTGCCGCCAGACGGACTCTCGCCGCAGGAGTACTACGAGTGGAGTCTCAAGCAGGTCGAGAAGCGGGGCCAGGGGTGAGCAACGAGCCCATCAGGGCAGCCGACGCAGAAGCGGCCCTGCTCGGTGCTGCCATGTCCGGCTACCCCGACATCGACGAGCTGTTCGCGATCGCCCAACCCGGCGACTTCTACGCGCCCATCAACGAGTCCATCTGGGCCGCCATCGGGCGAGTCCACGCCGGCGGGACGCAGCCAGACCCGGTGTCGGTCAGCGTCGCCCTGCAGACAGACGCCCCCGCCGGGTTCGATCCCCTGCACCTGTTCACCCTGACCCAGAGCTGCCCCCTCGTCGCCTCGGCCGGCTACTACGCCGAGCAGGTGGTCCGTGCTTCCGGTCTCAGGAAGTTGCAGGCCGCCGGCACCAAGGTCCACCAGATCGGGAGCAGCGCGGGCGACCTTGACGAACTGCGCGAGCAGGCTCGTCAGGTCATCGACCTTGCCACCCGCGGGCGCGACGTGCGGCGCTCCCGGACCATCGGCGAGATCCTCCCCGACGTCCTGCACATCGCCGAGCACGGCCAGGCGGCAGCGCTCCCGACCGGCTGGCCGGACCTCGACCGCATCATCACCGGCCTTGCCCCCGGGCGTCTCGTCATCGTCGGCGCCCGCCCCGGCGTCGGCAAGTCGCTCATGGGCGCCAACCTCGCGCTGACCTTCGCCCACCGCCACGAACACGCCGTCCACTTCGCCTCGCTCGAGATGACCGAGACTGAGGTCGTACAGCGCATGCTCGCCGCCCACGCGAGGGTCAACCTCACCGCCCTGCAGCACGGCTCGACCGACCCGAAGTCCTGGGACCGGATCGCCACCAAGCACAACGAGATCACCGACATGCCGATCTCGATCGACGACCTCGCCGAGCAGACCGTCACCCACATCCGGGCCAAGGTCCGCGACGAGCAACGCCAGCGCGACGACCTCGCGCTCGTCGTCGTCGACTACCTGCAACTGATCAAGATCCCCGCCGGCAACGGCAACCGCGCCCAGGATCTCGGCGAGGTCTCGCGCGGCCTCAAGCTCCTTGCCCGCGAGTCCGGCGCGTGCGTCGTTGCCATGGCCCAGCTCAACCGAGAAGCGGCCAAGGGCCAGGCCCCGAAGAGCGCCGACCTGCGGGAGTCCGGCTCGATCGAGGCAGATGCGGACCAGGTGATCCTCCTGCATCAACCCGACGACACCATCCCCGAGCTCACCGTGATCGTCGACAAGAACCGCCACGGCCCCAAGGGCGTAGCGACCCTCCAGGTCGAAGGCCACTACGCCTCGCTCCAGTCCATCGCCTGGCGCCGCCCCAACGGCCCCGGCGCCCCCAACCTCACCGCCCTCGAAGGAGGCCGCTCGTGACCCACCCCCTGCCCCAAGGAGCGCCCATGAACTACCGCCGTCTCACCCTCACCGCCACCGGCCGGACCCGTGCCCTGGTCGAGGACAACGCCCTCGACCAGATCCGAGCCTGGATGACCTGGCCCGGCGACCACGTCGAACTGGTTGCCCAGCACGCCCTCGCCAACGCCCAGCGGTTCGACACGACAACGCTCTACGCGCCCGGCGAGCTGACCTACACCGCCACCATCACCGTGACGCTCCCCAGCCGGGAGCCACGCCCCGCGGAAGTCGCCGAGGACGGGGCCCTGCTGCCGCCGCTCCCGCAGCCGTGGGAGGCCAGCCGATGAGCACCAATGTCCAGAGCGTCCAGGTCGTCGCCACCTGCCCGAACTGCGGTTCCGAGGACCACGAGTTCGACATTGACCCCACCAGGATCGCCGCCACCCATCACCTCATCCAGTGCGAGGACTGCGGCCGTAGTGTCGTCGTGTCCGTCGCCGTCGAGGTTCAGTCGTGGGTCACCCCATGACCGCCGCCCCGATCTGCGCCTGGTGCAAGCAGCCCACCAAGGGCCTCGCCACCATCGGAGACGACCACTACTGCCACGAGGGCGACTCCCCCACCTGCTACGAGTCAGCGCAGACGTTCTTGGCCCTGAACGCCGGACAGATGTCGCGCGCAGGGTCGTTCCTCGACGGTCTGCTGGACGACCAGCGCCAGCAGTGGCAGGAGCGCCACGGCGACGAGACGTTCGCGACCGCCCAGGCGTTCGAGCGGCTCAACGACGATCGGCTCCGTGACGCCCAGGCGCTACAGGCCGCGCACGCCCTCGCCCATGAGTGGATCAACGACGACGCCGAGCCCGCCACCGATCACGGCGTCACCGCCCAGATCATCCGCAACGCCTGCGGACAGCAACTCCTCGCCGCACTGAACAAGCGCTCCGGGAGCGGAGGGAGCCCGGGAGGGATCAACCGCTACTGCACCGAGTGCCGGCGCTGGACTGACCACGAGGGCCCGCAACACCTGCGCTACGTCGAGCGGGCCAGCATTCACGCACTGTTCGAGGCCGCGGCCGAGCAGTCCGCAGCCGCGGAGACTCCTGACCCCGCCCCGCGCGACGACGTCGTCTACGAGGCATACGCCAGCACCTGCCCCATCTGCGCGCAGCCCGGTCCCGAGGAGCCCAGGCTGCGCGAGGAAGAGCACGAGCTGCTCTTCGACGCACTCGGCGACTTCGGCACCAACTCGCCCGAGGTGCACCCCGACCTGCCGGACATCGGCAGCCTCATCGGCGCCGTGGTGCCGGTCGCGGAACGCATCCTCGCCAAGCGGCTCGCCGCGGTCGAGCAGGAGCGGGACGGGTGGAAGCGTGCCTACGAGGTCACCGACCGCCGCGTCACCGGGCACGTCCAGGAGCGCGTGACCCTCGTACAGCGCCTCCACGCTGCCGAGCAGGAGCGTGACCTCGCTACGGCCACAGCCGCCGACGCCGTCGCCAAGCTCGACGCCCTCGCCACCGAGAAGCAGCGGCTCAGCGAACGCGCGGCCAACGACCTCCTCGCGCTCACCGAGGCCGTCAGCGCCGAACTCGACCGGATCGAAGCCAGCACCGTCTGGGACCCCAGCAAGGAGCACGTCCCGTACCCGCACGTGCTCGACGCCATCAAGCAGGTCCGCGCCGTCCTCGCCCGGGGAGATCGGCTCCACGTAGAACCGGCGCCCCTCACCGTCGTCGAGGAGGTCGCCATGGCCGAAGCCGAGGCCGCACGCCGCGGCTGGCCCGACGCCGACCCCGACCGGCTCGCCAAGGCCCTTCTCGCCGTCGACTACCCCTCCAGCGCCTTCGACCAACTCACCGATCACGGCCGCGCCAAGTGGCGGTCGCGCGCCGACCGCCTGGTCGCGTTGCTCAACGAGGAGACGCCCACCGCATGAAGTTCCCGACCGTCCGAGTCCGCCGCTACTCCCGGGGCTGGTTCACGACCTGCTCGGCCTGCTGGTGGACCATCCGACGCCCCACCCGCCCCGACGTCGACACCCTCGCCATCGACCACCACACCGCCCACGCCCAGGAAGGGGCCCGATGACCAACTGCGTGCACTGCGGCGCGACCACCTCGAACGGCCTCGTCCTCTGCGAGCTGGCGCAGATGCAGGCAGCACAGGGCCTGGAGTTCATCCCGGTCTACTTCCGCAACCTCGCCCGCTGGCGTCCCGGCCGCGCCGGCTCCCGCACCGTCCCCGGATCACGGGTCCTCTACGACGGCAGCGACCGCGAAGCCCTCTCGACCGGCACCGACCGAGTCCAGAGCGCCCTCGAGCAGGCCGGCAACGACATCAACCGCCTCGTCGAGCGGCTCACCGAGGAACGCGGCCTCGACGTCGACCACCCCGACACCGAAGCCGAACAGGTCGCAGCCCACTGCAGACTCCTCGCCGAACACCTCGCCACCATCAGCGCCAGCACCTGGGCCGACGTCTTCCTCCGCAAGGTCACCCAGCACGAGAGCACCCTCCGCGACCTCACCGAAGACGTCGCCCCCGGCTGGTACGCAGGCGGCTGCAAGCAGTGCGACTCAGGCACCTACGTCATCCCCGGCCTCACCTGGGTCAAGTGCCGAGGCTGCGGCGCCAACACCTACGCCCGCGACCACCTCGACACCGTCCTCGACGAAGCCCGCGCCTGGGTCGCCCAGCCCATGGCCCTCGCCCGCGCGATCGTCGCGCTCGTCGACACCGAACAGGCCGTAGCCCGACTCCACAAGCGCATCAGCAAGTGGGGCGAGCGCAAGCAGATCCCCGTCATCCGAGCCACCCGCACCGAGCACGTGTACGACCTCGACCTCGGCACCATGGTCTTCCGCGAGGTCGAGAGCGGCCCCAAGCGGTTCCGGCTCGGCGACGTCCTCGATGCGCTCAAGCGCAACGGCCCAACCCGCACCGACAGCGAGGTCGCCAAGGCCGAAGCCGAGGCGGCTGCAGAGGTCGCACCCGACGCCGGATGATGCGCTACGCTTGTCGCAGTTGGGCGCTACTCAGCGTCCCTTCCAACCGAACCGGGTAGCCCCCCTTGTGCTGGGGATAGGCGCCCGGTTCGCGCATTTCCCACCCGATGCGCCCGACCGGACGGCCTGAGTCTCAGGCTCAACAGCTACCCGGCGGGCAACTACTCGATGAGAGCGTCTGGGCTCTGAGTTGAGGCACAAACACGAGACCCCGTCTCGTCATACCCGCTCGGCTCCTGGCTCCAAGCCGGTGCCAGAGCCGAGCGGGCCCTAGCTTCCAGCCGTCCCCCGGGACTGGCTGGACCTGCTGACCGCTTCCTAGGACGTGCGGCCAGCAACCGCCACGGCCAACGAGACCACCGTCCCGGACGCCGTGTGCAGACTCCCCCGGTCGAGGAGGCGGCGTGAAGGTCTGTCTCGAACCGGGGTGCCCGACGCTCACCAAGGCCAGCCGCTGCCTAGTCCACGCACGTGCGAAGGACCGGGCACGTGGCACACGTCAGGCCCGGGGTTACGGGAAGCAACATGACCGGCTGCGGGCTGACTACCAGCGACGCATGGATGCAGGCGAGCAGTTCATCTGCTGGCGCTGTGCCGAACAAGGCAAGCCGCACCACGTCGACCCGGCCAACTGGCACCTAGGCCACGACGACCTGGACCGCAGCGTCTACCGCGGACCCGAGTGCCCGCCAGGGAACCTCGCCACCGCTGGCCGTTGGACCTGAGACCCCCCACCCGACCCCCTTCCCGGATCGAGGGAAGAACCGGAAGTCAGGCGTCTCGGAGGTGCGCGGGGTTCAGAGCTTTCGGCGCCACCGCGCCAACCGCTGGGCGAGATGCCCGGCGGGTCGCCTACGCAGCGAGAGGCTGCGAGGGAGTTGAGGAACCATGACGAAGGGTGGAGCGCGCAACCGTTCGGGGCCGGGCAAGGACCCGAACAGCCGCACCTCGGAGCGCCAGGGCTACACCCTGACCGCGCTCCCGAGCGAGGGCTACGACGGCGAGGTCCCCGACTTCCCGCTGATGACGTTCACGGTCTACCGGTGGGAGTTCGAGGACAAGCGCCGGTTCCAGGTGGTCGACGCCGAGGCGACCGAGGCGTTCCGGGAGCGCGAGGTCGAGCTGTGGGAGCAGGCGTGGTCTTACCCGCAGGCGTGCGCCTGGTCGATGGAGCCGTGGCGGTGGAACACGATCGCGATGTGGGTCCGCACCACCGTGGTGTGTGAGTCGTCGGAGGCGACCGCGGCCGACAAGGGCTCGATCCACCGCTTCGCCGACCAGATCGGGATGACGCCGGCCGGGCTCAAGGAGAACGGCTGGGCGATCGCCCGCAACGAGGTCGGCGACAAGGCCGCCGAGAAGGCCGGGAACGCCGCGGATCAGCGGGAGCCTGCGGAGGGTGACGAGGTCGGCCAGCGCCGGCAGAAGCGGCTGCGCTGATGCTGTCGGAGGGCCCTGGGAAGATCGACTTCCCCACGCTGGGCGATCTGGTCGATGAGTGGATCGAGCAGCACTGTGTGATCCCGCAGGGCTTCAAGCGGGGCCGCCCGTTCCGGCAGTACGACTGGCAGTTCTGGTGCACCGCGAACCACTACCGGGTGCGCGAGGACGCGGTCTACGATCCGGACGACCCGCCGATGAACCAGGCGTTCGTCTACCGGCTGACCCAGGTCATGGCGCCACAGAAGACGGGCAAGGGTCCGTGGGCTGCGTGCCTGACATGCGTCTCGGCGGTCGGCCCGGAGCTGTTCGGTGGCTGGGCCAAGCGCGGCGACGTCTACCGCTGCGATCTCCACGGCTGCTCGTGTGGCTGGTACTACGAGTACGAGGTCGGCGAGCCGATGGGTGTGCGCCACCCCTCTCCGCTGATCCAGCTCACGGCCAACAGCCAGGAGCAGGTCAAGACCAACGTGTGGGGCCCGCTGAACGCGATGATCCGCCGGCAGGGTTCACCGCTGGCCGACCTGCTGTTGCCGCGCGGGGAGTTCATGCGGATCGCGGCCGAGGGAACCGACCCGGAGACCGATCGAATCGACATGGTGTCCTCGAGCGCGAAGTCGCGGCTGGGCAACCCGATCTCGGACTACCTGCACGACGAGTCGGGGCTCTACACCAAGCAGAACGGGATGATCGAGGTCGCCGACGCCCAGGAGCGTGGCGCGGCGGGCATGGGTGGACGCGGCAAGCAGACCACCAACTGCTACGACCCGGCGATGGAGTCGTTCGCGCAACTGACCCACGAGGCCGACCTGCCCGACGTGTTCACCTACTACCGCAACCCCGACACCAACCCGGACCTGCTGGGCGAGGACGGCAAGCCGCTGCCGTACTCGACGAAGGCGAACCGCCGCAAGATCCACGCCTACGTCTACGAGGGCTCCGACCACGTGAACCTCGACAGCATCGAGGGACTCGCGTTCGCCCTGGTCCAGCGCGACCCGGCGCAGGCCGAGCGGTTCTTCGGCAACCGCATCCGTGCCGGCGGCGGCGCGTGGCTGCCGGACGGGGCATGGACAGCGAGGCGAGCCGATGTGGTTGCCGCCGCCGCCTGAGGGCACCGCCGTGTGTGGCGGGTTCGACGGCTCGGAGAACGACGACTGGACCGCGATCAAGCTCGAGACCCGCGAGGGCTACATCTTCACCCCCCGCTACGGGCCAGACCGGCTCCCGACGATCTGGAACCCCCGCGACTGGGACAACAAGATCCCCCGCGGCCAGATCCATGCGGCCTGGGCCGAGATCGTCGACACCTACGACCTGCTGCGCGCCTACTGCGACCCCGGGTTCCACGACGAGACCTCCTATGAGACCGAGATCGAGGAGTGGGCCACCGAGTGGCCGCACGCGGACGGCTCGCCGCGGTTCGTGACATTCCCGACGACCTCGGCTCAGCGGATGTATCCCGCGATCCGGCGCTTCGAGGCCGACTTGCAGTGGATCACCCACGACGGCTGCCCGATCACCGAGGCGCACATGCGCAACGCCCGCAAGATCATCGCCCGCACCGGCCGCACCTACACCCTCGGCAAGCCGGCCCACCACCAGAAGATCGACGCCGCCGTGACGACCGTGATCTGCCACGAGGCCGCAGCCGACCAGCGTGCCGCGGGCTGGATCGTCGAGCCCGACTACGCCTCCATCTCGTACTGAACCTCGAACCCGAAGGGAGGACCGATGGCTGATACCGGGACTCCCGACTGGTGGCTCGACCGGCTGTACAAGAAGCTGCGCGAGCGTCAGCCGACCATCAAGACGTGGAACGCCTGGTACACCGGCGCCCACCCCGCGCCGCAGGGCTACGCGGACGCCGAGGAGCTGTTCCAGCGCCTCCTGGAAACGGTCGGGCTCAACATGCTCGGCGTCGTCTCGGATGCCCCGCTGGCGCGGATGCGGATCGCCGGGTTCAAGGTCGACGGCAAGCCGAATGACGACATCTGGGACGTCTGGCAGGCCAACAACTTCGACCGCGGCTCCCGGCTCGTGCGTCACGAGAAGCACTCGCTCTCGGAGGCATACGTGATGGTCGACCCCAACTCCGGCGTTCCGAAGATGACGCCGGAGCACCCCGAGCAGTGCATCGTCGAGTACGCGCCCGGGAGCAGCCGCGCCCGAGCCGCCGGTCTGAAGGTGTGGCTCGACGAGACCGCCGTCGGCGGGCCGCTCATCATGGCGTTCCTCGACCTCGGCAGCGAAGGAGTGTTCACCTACGCCGCCAAGACCCGGGTCTACGCCACTCAAGCCCGCTCGGCGCTGTCGATGAAGCCGTCCTGGGAGCTGCAGGAGAAGGGGACGGGCACGAACTCGCTGGGCGAGGTCGCACTGGTGCCGTTCCCCAACCGGTCCCGGATGCTCGACGCTCCCGTGCCGGAGTGGCACCGGGCGCTGCCTGCGCAGAAGCGGCTCAACAAGTCGCTGCTGGACCGGATGGCGATGCAGGACCAGGGCGCGTTCAAGGCCATGTGGGCCACCGGCCTCAAGATCCCCCGCGACCCGGTCACCAAGGAGCCCGTCGAGGGCTTCGTCAAGGCCGTGAACCGGATGTTCGTCAACGAGAACCCCGAGGGCAAGTACGGCCAGCTCCAGGCCGAGGACATCAAGCAGATGCTCGACGCCGTCCGTGACGACGTCATCGACTGCGCCGTGCTGGTGCCGACTTCGGCGGACTCGATCATGGGCAAGCTCGTCAACGTCGCCGCCGACGGTCTCAAGCTCGCCCAGTCCTCCGAGGTGTCGCGCACTCGCGACCGGATGGCCGAAGAGGACGACTCGTGGGAGGACGTCAACCGGCTCGTGCTCAAGGCCGCCGGAAAGTCGGTGCCCAACATGAACCGGATGAGCACCGAGTGGCGCAACCCGGAGTTCGTCACCGACACCGAGCAGGCCAACGCCGCCAAGGTCGCCATCAGCGCCGGGATGCCCGAAGAGGTCGCCTGGGAGCGGTACTTCAACGCCGACGGGGACGACGTGAAGGACTGGGCCGAGAAGCGCCAGCGGCAGCTCCTCGACCCGATCACCGCCGCCGTCGCGGACCAGGTGCGCCGCGATGCTGCGGACCGCAACTGAGCACTACCGCCGCTCCGCGCTGACCGCCCGCTCGGCCGCCCGGGAGGCCCGCCGGGTCCGATCCCGCGGCACCATCGCCGTCGGGACGGTCGTCGCGAAGTACCAGGTCGCACAGGCCCAGCTCGCCAGCCGCGCTGTGGCCGCGATGCTCGATGAGCAGTCGCTCGACGCCGCCGCGGACGCGCTGCTGAACTCGGCCGCGTTCACCACCTCGGTCCAGATGCTCGAGGCGATGCTCGACGAGGCCGGCGACCTCGGCTTCGACCGGCTCGTCGAGTCCCTCGTCCAAGACGCCGGCCGGGCAGCCGAAGAGGTCGCCGTGGCGGTCCGCGAGGACATCGGACACGTCCGCTACCTCGACCCGCCCTCGTGCTCACGCTGCGTGGTCCTGGCTGGCCGGGTCTACCGCTACTCCACCGGGTTCCTGCGCCACCCCGGCTGCGACTGCGTCATGATCCCCACGACGCTCGCCAACCGCGACCTCGTGCAGGATCCCGTCGACCTCGCTCGCCGCGGGCTCGTCACCGGCCTGTCGAAGGCCGACCGGCGGGCGATCCTCGAGCACGACGTCGACTTCAACCAGGTTGTCAACGTCCGCGCGAAGGCCGCTGGGCTCAAGGAGTCCGGCCACGTTCTGGCCCGCAACGGCAAGATGACCCCCGAGGGCATCTTCCGCGCGGCCGGCGAGGACCGCGAGGCCCTCGTCGACCTGCTGTCCGACAACGGCTACGTCGACCTGTCCAGCCGCCGACGCACCCCCGCGCCGAGCGTCGACAGTTCCTCAGGAGACGGGCCACCGCAGCCGCCACGGCCACCGCAGCCACCTACGCCCGCGCCGGAGCCCGAGCCGGGCGACCCGGACTACGTGCGGTACTGGAACGCCCGACAAGCTGCGCTGGAAGGTGAGCGGTTCAACGCCTCTGGCGAGTCGCTCGAGGACGACGAGGTCCGGTTCGCCGAGCGGATGGTCACCGGACTCGGCCAGCGCATCTCGTGGATCCCGACCGGGTCCAATGGCGCCGACGAGATCGGCACCCTGCCGGCCAACGACTTCGTGTGGCACACCAGTGCCGAGTTCGACCCATCGCTCCCGGTCGACCTCCTGGTCGAACACAAGGGCCTGCGCGCGACGACCCCGGTCGATGCCAAGCACATCGCTCGACAGATCGCGAAGGCCACAGCCAAGAACAAGCGCCGTCCGACAGTCGCGAACGTCGTGGTTGACGTCGGAGACCGCGACGTAGCGCCGGAGGCTCTCGAGGCCCTGCGCGACTACAACCACACCGCGGGTCGAAAGATCGAGCGCCTGTGGGTCATGAGCCACGGCCGGCTGATCAGGATCCCGCTGAACTAACAAAGCGGGGCGCATCCCCAGTTAACACCGAGGCCGCCCCGCTTCACCTTCGAGTGTACGCCGACAGCGCCATCCAGGCCACTGGGTCCTACCGACGGCCTCGACCCTCACCGACTCCCGCCGCGAGACGCGGACGGGCCCACAGGGCTGCTCCGCGAGGGAGCGCCCGCAACCCTCAGGAGAACCCGAGATGGGCGACCCCAACCCGAACCCCGACCCGACTCCCACCCCGGCTCCGGCCGCCCCGGCTCCTGCGCCGAGCCCGGCGCCTCCGGCAGACCCGGCCAACCCGCCGGCCGAGCCCGACCCCTCGAAGGGCGGCAAGGACGCGATCCTCGCCGACCTCGCCAAGGAACGCGACAAGCGCCAGGCGCTGGAGACCCAGGTCAGCGAGATGCAGACCGCCCATCAGCAGCAGATGGACGCCCTCGCGGTCGCCCTCGGCGTCAAGAAGGACGACACGCCCCCTGACCCCACGGCGCTCACCGCAGAGATCGCGACCGAGAAGGCCAACGCTCGGGCCGCCAACCTCCAGCTCGCCGTGTTCAAGGCCGCCCCCGCACTCGAGGCCAACGCCGCCCGGCTCCTCGACTCCAGCACCTTCCTCGCCTCGATCAAGGACATCGACCCCACCGACACCGAGGCACTCAGCAAGGCCATCACGACCGCCCTGGACACCGACGACGTGTTCAAGGCAGCCCCCGCCGCCACCGGCACCCCGCCGTTCCCCGGCGGCCCCCGACCGAACCCGCCCGCCCGGGCGGGGTCGCTGGGTGAGGCGATCGCCAACCGGCTCGCCGCCCAGACCCACTGACCCGTAGGCACTACGGGCAGAGCAAAGAAGGAGCACAGCAATGCCCGTTTCCCTCGCCCAGGCGAAGCTCAACACCACCGACGACGTCGACCTCTTCGTCATCAACGAGTTCCTCAAGCAGTCGTGGCTGGTGGGCAACCTGCCCTTCCACGACGCCGTCAACGGCGCCGGTGCCGGCGGCACCCTCACCTACGGCTACAACCGCCAGATCACGCAGGCCACCGCCGGCTTCCGCGCGATCAACAGCGAGTACACGCCGCAGGAGGTCACCAAGCAGCGCTTCTCGACCGACCTCAAGCCGCTCGGCGGGTCGTTCCAGATCGACCGCGTCCTCGACAAGGTCGCCGCCGCTGCGGAGACCGAGTTCCAGATGAAGAACAAGATCGAGGGTGCCGTCGCCGCGTTCAACGACGCCATCATCAACGGCGACACCGCGGTCGACGCCAACGGCTTCGACGGCCTGTCCAAGGCCCTCACCGGCTCCTCGACCGAGCTGGGCGCCGCCGCCGGCACCGACTGGACCACGGTCGCAGCCGGCAACGACACCGCGTTCGCGGCCATCGACGTGGTCGACGAGCTGCTCGCCATGCTCAACGGCCCCGCCACCGCCCTGCTCGGCAACACCAAGCTGCTCACCAAGCTCCGCGGCATCGCCCGCCGGGCCAGCATGTACGTCAGCGACCCCGTCATCATCGACGAGGGCCCCGAGGGCACCATCCGCGTCGAGAAGTTCGGCAACGTCTGGATCGTCGACATGGGCACCAAGGCCGGCACGAACACCGACGTCATCCCCGTCACCGCCAAGACCGTGGGCGGCCAGGCCGGCAACTACACCGACCTGTACGCCGTGCGCCTGGGCATGCAGGGCTTCCACGGCGTCTCCCTGGCCGGCCAGCCGCTCATCAACACCTGGCTGCCCGACTTCACCACCGCCGGTGCGGTCAAGACCGGAGAGGTCGAGCTGGGCCCCGTCTCGGTCGCCCTCAAGGCCACCAAGGCCGCCGCGGTCCGCCGCAACATCCGCCTCTCCTGACCAAGAGCCGGGACCGAGACAGAAGGGAGTTGGTAGCCATGGCGAAGGTCGAGGCCCCCAACAAGCACTACGCCGGCCCCGGCCCCGGCGGCGCCGTCTTCACCGACGGCGCCGCCGAGGTCGAGGACGAGGCGGCTCTCAACTACTACCGAGCCGCGGGCTACACCGTGGACGGCGAGACCGAGAACCCCCACGCTGCACCCGAGCCGCCGGACCCGCGAGACCTCACCGAGGTCACCGTCGGCACCCGGCTGCGCGACGCAGCCGTCGACCCCGAGCCCGAGGACTTCCTCGCCCCCACCAACGCCGGCCAGGGCAACCCCCACGGCTCGGACGTGATCTCTCCCGAGATCCACGCCTCCGGGCCTGCGGGCATCCGTCCCGGCGAGGTGTTCGCCGAGGACGCCGGCAAGCAGGACAAGCGCGAGACCGAGTTCGCCCAGGCCCGACTGGTCGAGGGGAAGACGGCAGCCGAGGCTGCCGACGTCGAAGTCCCCGACACCAGCGACCGCGGCGACCTCGACATCTCCGACCCCGGCTCCGCCAAGCAGGGACGCGCCAACGCCACGCCCGACACCAAGCCCGACGCCAAGACCGAGACCAACGCTGACGCCCAGGTCGAGGACGAGGACGAGGACGAGACGCCGGCCAAGCCCGCCGCGAAGCGGACCGCCAAGAAGACCGCCACCCGGCGGTCCTGAGCACGAAGGAGGGGCGGTCATGGCACTCGCCACCTGGCAAGAAGTAGCGGTCGCCCTCGGCCGCCCCTCCGACTCGCTCACCCCCGAACAGCAGGGCCAGATCACCTACTGGCTCAACGGCGTCGAACTCCACCTCAAGGCACGCCTGGGCCCCATCGCCGACCTCGACCCCGACGCCGTGAAGTACGTCGAGACCGAGATCGCCGCCGCCAAGGCCCGCCCCCTCCTCGCCGGTGGAGGCGCGACCAGCATCACCGTCTCAGTCGACGACGGCAACGTCACCCGCCGCTACGACCCCGTCACGCCCGCCGACATCACCGACAACCTCTGGAGCCTCTTCGGCCCCGCCGTCAACGCCACCAGCTACACCATCGCCGTCCGATCCCCCCAGGACATCGCGTGAGCCTCGAACCCACCATCAACGACGACATCACCGCCGCCCTCCCCGAGCTGCGCCGCCAGGCCGAGTCGATGATGACCCTCACCCTGGCCGCCTACTCCCCCACCGGACTCACCAAGGACGCCGACGGCTACGACGTCCCCAACTTCACGTTCGAGGGCCAGACGTTCGGGAAGGTCCAGGCCGGCGCCCAGGCCGGCGGCGACACCCCGACCCGCTACATCAAGATCGGCGGCACCGACCGTCCCGTGCTCGCCGGTGGTCTGCACATCCCGATCGCCGCGAAGCTCCCGAACCCGGGCGAGGAGCGCGGCCAGGTCGGCGGCGCATGGGAGTACGTCGTGCTCGCGGTCGGTTCGGACGCCGACATCGCCCTGCTCGGCCGCCGCTACATGGTCGTCTCGGTCCCCGTGAAGTCCTACGCCACCGCACGGCGTCTCGACGTCATCGAGCTGGAGGTCTGATGCGCGTCCACGTGCAGCACCAGATCGACGAGCTGGTCGACGACATGACCACGATCGAGCGCCGCTTCCGGCCCCAGATGGCGAAGGTCGTCAAGAAGGCCGCCAAGCGCGGCAACGACGCCGCCAAGGGCTTCGCGGCCGAGCAGCACACCATGTTCTCCGACGTCGACATCGACTACGCCCCCTCGTTCACCGCCGAGCGCCGCGGTGACATGGACTGGGAGTACGGCCCCGACTCCGCGCTGCCGCAGGGCTCGAAGGCCAGCGGCTACGAGTTCGGGTCGATCAACCAGGCATCGCCGCACCAGAACCTCGACCGCTCTGTCGACATCCTCGCCGTCGAGTTCCCCAAGGCCATCGGCGACGAGCTCGGCGACCTGTTCCAGCGAGCCGGGTTCCGGTAGATGTCCACCGCCTCCAACCTCGACGCCATCGTCGAGGCACTGAATGCTGCCCTGCCGCCGAAGTGCCGCGCCTACCCGCTCGGCCAGGTGCCCGCCATCAGGCCGGCCGAGTACGTCGAGGTCATCGTGACCCGACGCTTCGGCGGCAACCCCAAGGCCAGCGCAGTCTCCGACGTCGCCGGCTACCGGACCCTGCTCCGTGCCGTGTCCCAGGCCAGCGTCGACAACGTCCACAAGACGCTCGACACCTGCCGGACCGCACTCGAGTTCCAGTGCCTCCCGGTCGCCGGGCAGGTCACGGCCCCGATCCAGTTCGAGACCGCTCGCCCCGCCGGGCCGGACAACGGTTGGTTCTCCGGCGCCGAGCAGTACACGCACGCCCTCTGAGTCGACCGACCACAAGGAGTCCCTCATGTCCGATCTCGCCACCGACCTGGTCCGCGTCCGCGTCGGCGACACCGAGTTCAACGTCGGCCGCGCCGACGCCGAGCGCCGCGGCCTGACCGTCCTCGACGAGCCCACCCACACCCGCTCCGGCAACCCCCGACCCGAGACCCGGGCCGGCGGGCGGCCGGTCAAGCCCAAGACGTCCGTCGCCGACAAGGCGGCGGCGAAGAAGGCGGCGTCGGCTGCGTCGTCCGCCCCGGCTGCGTCGACCGGCGACAGCCCGATCACCAACCCGCCTTCCCAGGAGGACTGACATGACCGTCACCATGCCCGAGACCCAGAAGTCCCAGGGGTACTCCCGGCTCGTGGTGCTCGACACCGCGACCAACCTCGCCGCCATCCCGCTCACCGCCGTCACCGCGGGCGAGATCCTCACCTGTCACCTCTACGGGGACTTCGTCTCCGAGGGCGGCGAGAACGTCGGCGAGGGCCCCCGCAAGATGTGCAGCCGCAAGGTGCCCCAGGAGTTCGGCAACACCACCGACACCATCACCGACCTGCAGTACAGCCACCTCCCGCAGGAGGACGACGCCGCCCCCGGCAACGAGGCCCGCACGCTCATGACCCCGGGCACGACCAAGATCCTGCTCGAGTTCCAGGGCATGGACGGCAAGGGCTCCACCTTCGCGGCCGGCGACTCCTACATCGCCCACAAGGTCAAGCTCGGTCGCCAGCGCCGCGGCCGGACCGGCGACGGCGAGTTCGACCAGTTCTCGATCACCCAGTCCGTGATCTACGCCGACGGTGGCGAGCCCATCAACGGCGTCGTCGCGGCCTGATCCACCCAAGACGGCCCCGTCCGCGCTGCCGAGTCGCGGACGGGGCCACTCGGCAACCACCCGGCAGGAGAACCCCATGCCCAAGACCCTCGCGGAACTGCGAGCCGAGAAGGCCGCCAAGCTCCCCACCCGCTCTGTTCGCCTGTGCCTCAACCTCGAGCTCGTCGAGAAGGTCCAGCGCCTCAGCTCGGAGAAGGCCGACCTCATCATCAACGCCACCGCCACCGCCGGCCAGGGCGAGGAGGACCGCGAGGCCCAGGCCCGCGTCCGCAAGGCCGCCGAGCGCGCCGAGCCCGAGATGCCGCCGCGGGTGGCCGAGATCGACGCCGAGCTGAGCGCGCTGTGGGACCAGATGCGCGACTACGAGGGCGACCTGCAGCTCAACGGTGTCGACGGCGCCGCCTGGCAGGCGTACAAGGACGACCACCCCCCGCGCGAGGGCAACATCTCCGACACCCGCAACGGCAACGGCGTGGTCAACACCACCGACCTCATGGCCAACCTCGGCGACTGGGCAGTCTCCTGGAACGACGAGAAGCTCACCGAGGGCGACTGGTCCGGCTGGCTCTCCAAGCGGATCGCGCCGGCAGACATGACCGACCTCGTGCGCCGCGTCGTGGAGATGCAGGAGTTCAAGGTCACCGTCCCCCCAAAAGCCCTGAGCGGCTCGCCCTCGACCCTCTCGGCCGAGAGCGCAGACGCCTAGCCTTCGACCTCGGCGTCTCCGAACGGCGCCTCAACGGCTGGGAACCGGCCGAGCACCACGAGCACTACGACGCCGAGGGCAACCTCACCGGCTACACGGTCATCCACCGCGAGGCGGAGTGGACCGAGGCCGAGGTCACGAAGATGGTCGAGCTGCGGATCTACGAGGCCGGCGTCTGCTCAGGTTGCGGCTACCACAAGTCCCTGACTGGGGACCTGGACAACCACTTCGCGATCGAGGTCGAGCACTGCAATGTGTGCGCCGGCGTCGCCAAGAACGACCGCATCCAGCACGCCGCCGACAAGAAGGCCCTCAAGGCGATGGGCGACGAGGACAAGATCCCGCCCACCCGCAAGCGCCCTGGCGATGGGCGCCACGTGATGGTCCAGTTCCGCGGCCGCAAGACCCCCGACGAGAAGCCCAGCGAGTCACTGCAGGGCTGAGGACCCGACGGCCTTGCACTCGGCCGCCATGTTGTCGAGCGCTTCGAGGTACTCGCCCTGCCTGTCGAGGACATCGTCGACACCCTCGCCTCCGTACTCGTTGGCTGCCGCAGAAGCGACCCTGAGGAGGGCGGCGCGCGTCTCAGGGTCGGATGATCCCGCCAGGGTTGTCAGGTAGGCGGCGAACTGCTCCTGGTCGGCTTCGCTGTCGCTGTACTTCGACACCTGCTGCTCCAGCAGCCTGCACGCATCGAGCATGTCGAGGACGACCGTCGGCGTCTCGCTGGGAGCCCCGGTGCTCGCCGGCTCGCTCGACACCTCGGGCTCCTCGTCGCCTCCGCACGCGGCGAGCGACACGGCAAGCAGCAGTCCCGTCAGCGCCCCGAGAGCCTTCCTCATCATGCCCGGAGCGTAGTCGACCACCGCGTCTTCTGGTGCCCCTTCTCCGACAACCCCGATCCGATGGAGGGCCCAGATGGCTGTTCGCCTTGAGTCGGTCCGCGTCTCCGCCGAGGACGCCGGATTCACCACCACGATGGCGAAGATGACCACCGCCGCCGCGGTGTTCGGCAGCACGCTCGACCACGTTGACGGCTCGGGTATGCGGGTCAAGCAGACCCTCCCGCAGGTCTCCGACGGAGTCGAGGGCGTCGGCCGCTCTGCCCGGAAGTCGGGCCCGGAGATCGACCGGCTCTCGGGTCGGGTGCGGATTCTCGCTGACGTCATGGCGATCCTCGGTCCCTCGGCGGTCCCGATCGCTGGCATCGCGGTGCCGGCCGTGACCGGGCTCGCCTCCCAGCTCGGCTTCGCCGCCATCGCAGGCGTCTCGTTCGTCGGCGCGATGCAGGGTGTGGGCGACGCCCTCAAGGCCGTCGAGACGGCCCGCCTGGAGCCGACCGCCGCGAACCTCGAGAAGGCCGAAGCGGCGATGGCCAACATCGGCCCGGACGCCCGCAAGTTCGTCACCGAGTTCCAGAAGCTCCGTCCCGTGCTGCGCGAGATGCGCGACTCCGCTGCCGCGGGCTGGTTCCCCGGCCTGACCGAGGCCCTCGACGACCTTGAGCGGCTGGCCCCCAAGCTCGGTGACATCTCCCAGGCCATCGGGGAGCGCGGCGGGTCCCTCATCGCCGAGGGCGCCAGCCAGCTCGCCGGCCCGGAGTGGGAGGAGTTCTGGGACTTCGTCGAGCACAACGCCCCCGACGCCATCGACGACCTCTTCCGCACCCTCGGCAACCTCACCAAGGGCCTCGCCGAGCTGTGGATGGCCTTCGACCCCACCAACGACAAGTTCGGCGAGTGGCTGCTGGAGCAGTCCCGCGACTTCGCGAAGTGGTCCGAGGAGCTGTCCGGCACCAACGGCTACCGCGAGTTCATCGACTACATTGACACCAACGGCCCCCGGGTCGCGGACGCCGCAGGGGCGCTCGCGGACGCGATCTTGCAGATCATCGAGGCCGTCGCCCCGCTCGGCGGGCCCTCGCTCAAGGTCATCGAGGTCTTCGGCGACGCCGTGTCCGCGATCGCCGACAGCGACCTCGGCACCCCGATCCTGGCCGGCGTCGCCGCGCTCGCGCTCTACTCTCGCGGCCTTCAGGCTGCCGCCGCCCTGCAGACCAAGCTCTACGGCGGGACCGCCTCCCAGCGCCTGGCCCAGCAGGGCGTGCTCGGGTTCACGAAGACCGCCGCCCGCGATGCCAAGGCCGCCATCCCCTCGATGTCGAAGTTCGGCACCGTGGCCTACCGCCTGGGCCAGTCCTCCAAGCACGCCTCCGAGCAGACCCTCGCGGCCCGCAAGGAGGTCCGCGCCTTCTCCGCAGAGGCCGCCAAGGGCGCCGCCCCCATCGCCGGTCTGGCCCTCGCGGGCACCGGGCTCGCGGACAACCTCGGCGTCGCCAACACCGTCTCTCTCGGCCTCCTTGGCACCCTCGGCGGCCCCTGGGGCGTCGCCGTCGGCGCGGCCGCCGGCGGGATCATGGACCTCGACAACGCCACAGTCGGCTTCTCCGACACCGTCGACAAGGTCCAGAAGCAGATCTCCGAGGGTCAGTTCAGCAAGGCCGCCGACGAGCTCGCCCGGCTCAAGGAGCAGGCCAAGGACAGCAACGAGATCTCCAGCATCGGCGACGCCCTCGACGACGTCGGCAAGGGCCTCGAGCGCGTCTTCACCGGCGACTTCGGGTTCCTGTTCGGCAAGGACGAGGAGAAGATCCGCCGGCTCGCCAGCAGCCTGCGCGACGCCGAAGACGCCGCCTCCGACCAGATCGCCTTCGACGCACTCGCCGAGCGCTACGGCAACGCCGGCGAGAAGGCGGCAGCCGCCGCCCACCAGACCGAGCGGCTCCAGCAGGCCATCACCAACCTCAACGCAGTCGTCGACAAGCAGGCCGCCTGGATCGCCTACCAGGCTGCGATCGACAACGTCACGGAGTCGATCAAGCAGAACGGCGAGGGGCTCAACCCGGACCTGGCGTGGGGCCGCGAAAACCTGACCAATCTCCACGAGCTGATCGCAGCAACAGAGCAGTATTCCGAGCAGCTCTCTGGTCTCGAGCGGGTGAAGTTCCTCAAGGGAGCTCTTGCCGACTTCGACGCGGCCGTCGAGAAGGCCGGCGGAGCCACGAAGGCCACGCGGGACTTGCGCGACGTTCTCCGCGACCTGCTCAAGGCCACGAAGATCGACATCGACACCGGCGACGTCAAGAAGGCCCGCGAGCAGGTCATCGGCCTCGAGGATCTCCTCGGCAACCTCGACGGCTCCGACACCAAGCCGAACGTCGATGCCAACATCAACCCCTTCATCGGGAAGATCTCGATTGTCGACGGCCGCCTCGTGGGCACCACGAACAAGGGCGCCCGCCCGCACGTGACGCTCACCGGCATCGCCGAAGCGAAGGCACAGCTCGACGCGATCACCGCCGCGCGCACCGCCTGGGTCCGCATCCAGACCATCTTCGGCGGCAAGGGCTCGGCCGACGGCTCCACCGTCCCCAAGGACGGCGGCCCCTACGCCGACCGCTACCCGTACATGCTCGCCCCTGGGGAAGAGGTCACCTCCAACCGCGACGGCCAGGCGGACACCTTCCGACCCGAGCTGAAGGACATCAACCGCGGCATGTCACGCCGCGAGGTCGCCGAGCGGATGATGGCGCGTGGCCTGGCCAGTGGCGGCACGGCCGGCCGCAATCCGTCGTGGTCCTCGGCGCTCGCGCCGCTAGGTCAGCCCGGCAGCGGGAAGAACCCGACCTGGCTGCCGGACGGCATGAAGGCCATCGAGGTCATCCAGTACGAGCTGCCCAAGTCGCTCAAGGGCCTGAATCGGGCGCTCAAGCGCTCCGAGAAGGCCGTCGATGACGAGACTGAGGCCCGCGACCGCGTCATCGACAAGATGAACTCGATCCGCGACGCGGCGAGCGACCGCGTCCGATCGGACCTGTTCCCCAACAACGACGTGTGGTCGGCCGGCGGATCGTTCGACGACGTCATGGCCGTCCTCAACGGCGACAACCTCAACGGCGCCCAGCTCGCCAAGGACATCGAGGCGCTGCGGTCCAAGGGCGTCAACCAGGGCGCTCTCGAGGCGCTCCTGCGAGAGGCCCCGGACGCCCAGTCGCTGACCGACTTCGCGAACCGCTCGGCCGCCGACCTCGCCAAGTTCGTCTCCGCGTTCAACCTCCGCGAGCAGTACGCCACCAAGGCCGGCGACGCGGCCGCGGCGACCTACGCCAAGGAGCTGGCGGCGCAGGTCCGCGAGCTGCGTGCGGCCAACCTCGAGCTCAAGGCGATCAAGGCCGCGATCAAGGCCGAGCACAAGGAAGACCGCGACAACCGCAACCGCGGCAACTCCAAGGGCCACCGCGGCCGGAACGGGAAGAAGTGACGTGACTGAGCAGATCGAACCCGGCCCGGCCGACGCGACGGTGAGCCCCACCGTGCCGCTGATCGACCAGCGGCTCGCTGAACTCGACGGCGGCGCGAACAGCATCGGGCTGCAGGAGGGCTGGATCGCCAAGGCCCGTGCCGACCTGGAGGCCGCGGAGGCGAAGCTCGCCGCCTGCCTGACCGAGAAGGCACGACTCGAGGCCGACCGTGCGCTGCTCGCTCCCGAGATCCCGACCGAGCCGGAGGAGACTGCATGAGCCAGCCGCACTCGCTGACGTGGGGCGACATCCGCATCGCTGGCGACACGGTCGACCCGGACGCGGAGTTCGTGATCGAGGCCATGGCCGACGGCACCAAGCTCGGCACCGCGAAGCAGCTCGTCGAGTTCGTGAAGTCGCTGCAGGTCGACGGGTCGCTCGCGGTGATGAACGGCCACGACAACGCCGAGACAGTGCTGCAGCTTCGCGTGTCGGCGCCGGAGGGGAAGGCGGCCGGGCCGGCGGCTGCGAAGGCGGCCGCTGCGCTGGCGGCGAACGCGTCCGCGGACCCGATCCCGCCGCTGGTGTGGGTCTCTCCGCTCGAGGATGCCGCCACCTGTGTCTACGACGTCTACGCCGCGGACCCGGAGCGCGACGAGGGCAACGACTGGGACCTCGACGAGGAGGTCCAGGAGTGCCGCTACTTCACGGTCGCGATGTCGCGGCACCCGTTCTCCCGCCCGCCGGACCCGGTCACCGTGCCGGCGCTGCCGGTCCCGCCCGCGAGCGAGACCAAGACGGTCATCGACACCTGCGACTCCGCCTCCGGGTGGACCGTCCCCACCGCCTACGGGTTCGGCACGGTTCAGCGGACCAACGAGATCCTCAACCCCTCCCCGGTCCAGGGCATCGGCCAGTGGACGGCCGACCCCGGCACCGACGTCGTGGCAGTGCAGGCCGCCTCGGTGACCCCGCCGATGGACCACACGTGGGTCGACATCCTCGGCACGGCGTTCCAGCTGCGGCCCATCACCGGCGTCGCGAACCGGCGCATGCTCGCCGAGGCCGTCCAGGGCTCCTCCGCGCACGTCGTCGCGCCCGGCGACCGGATCTACCTGCGCAACGAGATCGCGGTCCGCGTCACCGCTACTGGCGGAGGCGGGGCGGTCAAGGACGGCAGCACGATCAAGCTCGTCGTCGACCAGTGGAACGGCGCGACCAGCAGCGGGCAGACCGAGATCGGCAGCCTGGTGGCGATTGCTGGCGGCGCGGACGCGAACGGCTGGGTCTACAAGACCATCCATGGGTACTACACCGTGCCCGCCGGAACGACCCGCATCCGCCTCGCGCTGGTCCACGCCTACGCCCCGGTCGCCGGGGAGAAGATCTACACATCCAACTTCATGCTGGAGCGCGTCCCGGCCGTCGCCGTCGGCGCTCGGTCCTTCCTCATGGGGACGAACACCAACAGTGCGACCGGCTACAGCGGATGGACCGGCACGCCCTTCAACTCGACCACGGTCGAGGTCGCCAAGCCGAGCCCGACCTCGGCCGGCGGAAGCGTGATCGCCTCCGGCACCCCGGTCAGTGTCTACGGCCCCCGATCGCTCGAGCTGCGACGCACCGGCGCCACCGCCGCACCGGGTGCGCTGCCCTACCTGCGGATCTCGGTGGCCGCCTCCGTGGCCGGCGTGGCTACCGACCCGACGTTCAAGCGCGGCCTGGGCAGCCTGAGTCCGATCACCCCGATCGCGGTCATGCCGAGCCTGGTCAGCGGATACCTCGACTACTACTTCACCGCCGCGGACTTCGACCGGCTGTCCATCTCGCTCGCGGCACCGGCGCAGCCCGCGACGCCGTCGGCATCGATCGCGGTCGCCGAGGTCACCCACACCAACCTGATCGTGTCGAGCAGCACGAACCGTCAGCGCTCCCGCGCCGCGATCATCCTCGGCTCCGCTCCCACCCAGGCCGCGATCCGCGCCTACGACTCCACCACCCCGACCCCTGGCCCGCTGGGCAACGACATCATCGTCTACAGCACGAAGAACGCCGCCCTCGCGCCACCGCTGCGCCCGTTCCTGACCTCCGGCGGCGCCACCGTCGACACGGCGATGATCTCCGGGGCCCGCAACACCCTTGCGGCCCCGGCGGTCTTCCGGATTCAGGCGGCCAAGCTCCGCGACGGGATGCACGGCCTCGTCGGCCGGCTCAACATCACCACCGCCGGCACCCTGACCTGGACGGTCCGCATCGTCGACTCCACCGGCGCGGCCACCATCGGCTCCGGCGTCACCGACTCCGGGTCCATCGAGGTCCCCGTGACCAGCGGCTACCGGGCCATCAACCTCGCCGCCATGCTCCTGCCGCCGGTCGAGGTCGAAGGCAGCCAGCTCGTCGAGATCACCATCACCGGGACCGCGAACATGTCCTGGGACGAGTTCTGGCTCTTCAACCTCACCGAGGGCTCCCTGACCTGGGTCCGCGACGCCGACTCCATGACCTGGATCGAGATCCGCCCCGCAGAGCTGGGCAAGCTGCCCAGTGTCTACGGCGGAACGGGCGCATTCGGGACCAACCCCGTGTGCGTCGACTTCAAGACCATCGGCGCCGACTTCGGCGCCGCCGACCAGCACTACGCCGACCCCGGCCCGCTCCAGGTCTTCACCGTCACCTCGACCTCGCTCAAGGCGCAGTCCGAGCTCTGGTTCTACCCGCGCTACCTCGACGCCGTCCTCGACGAGAGCGCCTAGGAGGAACCGTCGTGCGACGCAACCGGTTCCGCCCCGAGCTTCGGGTCGGCGGCTACCTCCTGTCCGGCATCGTGCGCTGGGACGGCCTGCGCCATTCCGGCGACATCAACGGCGACGTCGACCTGTCCGCCCGGATCATCTTCAAGAACGGGTGGCGCCACCCCGCCCTGCGTGACAAGGCGCCCGTCGAGCTCATGCGCGGCCCGACGTGCCTGTGGGCCGGCACCCTGGTCGAGCCGGACTGGGACGCCGGCACCATCGCCGCCGTCGGAGCCTCCCGCGACGCCGAGACCGCCCTCGCCCTCGATCCGGCCATGAACGCCTCGACCAAGCCCAACGAGGTCATCGACGCCGCCATCAGCCGCGGCGCCCTGTCCTGGCGCCGGGTCGGGGACTTCGGCACCACCGACGTCGGCGAGGCCGGCTCCGGGCTCACCACCGTCCGGTCCGTCCTCGACGCCTGGGCCACCAAGACGGGCCAGAGCTGGCACGTCGACTCCCGCCGCCGGCTCATCATCATCCCCGCCATCGAGACCTCCATCAACTGGCTCGTCGCTCCCGGCTCCGGGGTCCTCGGCGTATCCGGCACCGAGCGGGTCGACGTCGTCTTCGTCCGCTACACCAACAAGACGACCGGACGACGTGACACCGCCTCCTACCCGTCCGTCTCCCCTACCCGGCCCGTCGAGAAGCCCAAGGAGATCTTCGACCGCGGCCCCCTGCTCCCAGCCGAGGCTGTCGCGATCGCCACCGGCCTGTGGAACGAGGCCAACGCCGGCCGCGCCGGATGGACCAACGGCCTCAAGCTCTCCGCCGGCCAGGTCACCAACCTCGGCGGCCGCGAAGCCGACCTCGCCTTCGTCCGCGCTGGCCAGGGCATGGCCCTGCGCTCAGTGCCGGACCCTCGCGGTCTCTCGCGCAACACCAGCATCGTCCTCGGCGACGTCGAGTTCGACTGGGCCGCCGGGGAGTTGCAGGCCAACCCCAAGGGCCTGGCCGCTCAAGACGAGCAGTCCGCCCTCGACTCCGTGGCCGAGCTCGCCGCCTCGGCGCTCGCCAAAGCGGCTGGCAGCCCGGGCGACACCGGCTGGATTGCGCTCACACATTCCGGGACCGCGGGCACCCTGCGCTACCGGGTCCGCGGCGGTGTTGTGTTCGTGGACGGCAACGTCACCATCAACATCGCAGCCGGCGCCACCGCAACCATCGTGACCGCAGCGAACGGCCTCCCGGCTGGCACTCGGCCGGTGTCGCTGAACATGAACATCGCGCGGCTCTCGAACAACGACACCGGGATCGTGCTGCGCGGCAGCGACGGTTCGATCACGGTCACCAACCGCTCCGGTTCTGCAGCCACCAGCGTCCAGTTCGCCTACTCCTACCCGATCGACTGAGGAGCCGCGTGATCGACATCGACCGCAGCAACGACATCGTCGCGCTCGTCCTCGGCCTGTTGGCCGTCCTGGGAGCGCTGCTCGGCTACCTGCGCTGGATCCGACCGCGGTTCAAGCGCGGCCTCGGGACCTGGGTGCAGATCCGCGACAGCCTCATCGGGCGCGAGGCCCAGCACGACACCATCACCGGCCGCGAGATCCCCGGCAGCGCGCTGCCCGGGATCGGCGTGCGGATGGACAACGTCGAGCGCGGCCAGCAGCAGACCCAGAAGGCGCTCGAGCACATCGCGACCCTCATCGAGAGCCAGCAGCAGCAGGACCAGCGCCTCGACACGGTCGAACGACGGGTCGATGCGCTCGAGCAGGCGGCGATCGAGCGCGTCGCCACCAAGGCCGAGAACGTCGCCATGTGGCGCGGCGTCGAGGCCATCGCCAAGCAGACCGACCCCACCACCCCCGAGATCCAGGAGCCGCCGTCATGACCACCTCGCAGAACCGCTGGCCCCTCCTCGAGTACGGCGACCAGCGCCTCTACACGTGGGTCATCCCCGCGCGCACCGGCACCTTCACCCTGCGCCTGCGCAACGGGTCCGCCGGGTTCCTGCTCGCCTATCTCGCGCTCTGGTACGCCGAGAAGATCGAGCCCGTCTTCGGTCGGGTCCTCGACGACTGGGGCCACGCCGTCCGGGCGATCCGCAACGCGATCACCCCGTCGAACCACTACAGCGCCACAGCGATGGACCTCAACGCCATGGCCCACCCGCTCGGCAAGGTCCGCACCGGCATCTTCCGCCGACGCACTGCCGTCGATGCCCTGCACACGAAGCTCCGCAAGATGCGCGGCGTCATCCGCTGGGGCGGCGACTACCACGGCCGCAAGGACGAGATGCACTTCGAGATCGTCCAGAACATCACCGTCTGTGAGCGCGAGGCCCGGCGCCTGATGAAGACG